ATCTATCGTGCAACTGCGCGATGGTATCGAAGCCTTCAAAGCCCTCCATCCATATAAGGCTCATGGCAGTGTCGGGACTTCAGGTTCGGTGCCGTCTTCGCACTCGCCGACGCTGTACTCGCGGCTGGCAAGTTTGCGATAGCGGCCCAGTTGCTCGAACAGGATCTCGTCAAGGCCAGTGGTGCCGGACTGGCACTTCGCGATAAGGATGCCTTGGATTCGTTTCACGATGACGCCGACCTCGATGTTGTCCAGTTGGCCTGAAAACTTTTTCTCAAACTTATCCTGATCCTGTTCATGATAGGTCTTCGTCGCGATCAACTGCGTCATCTGGTAGGTCCACGTTGCACCGCCGACGATCAGGCCGATGGCGCTGCCATAAATGATCAGCGTCTTGACGATATCTAACGGACTGGCGTGGCGTTTTTCCTCGGCCACATCACAGCTTCGCGTAGGTCATTTCTATGCCAGCCGCCGGATTGATGTCACCAGCCGTTGGGTTGACGAAGCGCACTGTCAGCACGTCCGGGGCAGTCGCATGAACCATCGAGCCATACAGCAGCCCGGCATCCAACGCGGCCAGATCAAACGTGACGAGATACACCTCGCCGGTCTTCACGCCGGGTACCGCGATTGCGGCGTCTACCGTGGTGATCGTGGTGATGTTCGGGATGTTGACATCGATCTGTTTCACGTCTTCAGAATTTACTTTCAAAACCATGGTGCTCTCCTAGAAATAATGACCGACCGAGCGGCGCGGATAATTGCGTTCCTGCCGACGGACTCTCAGCAACCGCGCACTGGGACGTTCACCCACCTTAATGGTGAAGCTGTCGAGAAAATCAGCGGACAGTTTCTTGTCCTCGGTCTCGGCATCTTTTTTCAGGTACGCCAGATGTTTCATGTAGTCGAGCAGATCGAGGTGATGCTGTTCATCAACCTCTGGCTCATCTTGGTGGCGACGCGTCCACACCATGGCAGAGAAGGGCAATCTATCGACAGTCATGTGGATAGCGCCCGCAAGATCCGGCACTGGGAAGAGATCGAACGAGCGGTGATCGTAGTCCTCGACGTAGAACTCAGGCGTGCCAGCCAGCGCGGCGTTGGCTTCCAGATCCCACTGAGGTTTGTTGAGATCCATCCACTGCACCGTGCGCTTTTGCAGTTGGTGTTCGTCGCCGTTCGAGTCTACGAACTTGGCGCGACGGATCGACAGGATGCGCCGGTCATACGAGTATCGCTGCGCCCCGATCGAGATCGTGATGTGAGTGATCGTGGCCTGCGTGTTGGAATCAAGGATCGGCTGACGAAAGCAGAATTCGTTCTGCGCTTCGTTGGCGTAACGACAGATCTCCTGATTTTTCCACAGGAGACCCGTGTCGTCATTCTTCCAGTTTACGTCGGTGACTGTATCGCCGGGCAGGTCATCAACGTCGAGCCGGAAAAGTGTTGCTAGTTCCTCCAGTGTGAGTGGAGGCTTGATGTCCTGCGCACTGGCCATGCGGTATCACCTCAATCTTCGTCGCCGGGTGGGTTCTCGCTTCCTTCGCCTTCCCCATCGTCGCCGCCTTCGCCAGCGCCGTCGTCTTCGCCCGTGCCGCCATCAGTGGTCCGCAAGGTGCGTTCTTCCTCGATCGCGGTCAGCAGTGTTGCGCGTGCTTGGCCCGACATTTCCATCGTTGCCAACTGCTCCAGCGCAGGGTCTGACAGTACGCCCAACTGCTCGCAAGCGTCGCGGGTGTCCATGCCGATGATCGTCTCGCACATCTGCAATTCGATGTCGAGATCTTCTTCGAGTTTCAGCTTGTCCTCGTCGCTCGGCTCGTCAGGAATTTCAACGATCGGAGCAGACGGTGGCTTCACTGGTTTCGGCAGTTCGTGGCCAGCCTCTGTGTAACATTCGATGATACTCAGCAGGCGGGCGATGTGCCCCTCGTCTTCTACTTCACAGACGTGAGGACCACCTTCTTTCGTCGGCTTGAAGTGATAACTCACACCGGGAAAATTCACGGCGGTTCCTTTCTTTCGGCGCGTGTGGCATTCGATCAGCATAACTAACTCCCCATCTCATAAAAGAACGGGGGCCGTCGTAGCCCCCGCCAACTCCACAAAGCCAGAACCGCGAAGGTTTACTGGTGAAATTACTCGTTGCCGAGGAACTGCGCGCCGAGGTCAGGTTGCGAGGTCAGCGTCAAACCAAGCGCATCTGCGATACCCGTGGTTGATACTGTCTCCATCGTAACCACGATGTACCGATCGTAGTTCTGCGGTGCCAGCACGGCTGCCGCATGCGACATCACGTCCTGTCGGTTCGCCGCTGTCTGCACATCGATTGCAGTCGCGAACATCGTCAGGTCGGTGGTGTCGCCCGGATCTTGAATGTCATCCTCCAAGCCAATGTCAATCGCGCCAGCCGAACCAACGTCCAGAGCCGGATTGTCCAGCACTAAACCAATGATTCGATGAGCCGCCGGTAACTTGACTACGCGGATCTGAATGGTGGCGTCTTCGGCATCAGGTTGAGCAAGGTCGTAAGTCCCTCGCTGTACGGTGACCTGCCCCGCTTGAGCAGAGGCGACCGCTGGTCCCTGTTTGCCTGCCATGATTGATGCAACTGTTGCCATGATCTCTTCCTCTTAAAAATTGATTTCCGTTACTGAATCACGCTCCGGTGTTAGCCCGGATCAGCGGAGTACGTGTCAACGGCAATGACGCCGAAGTCCTTCGCTGTGCCTTCAATAGTGAACCGTGTTTTCTTCAGCCCGAAGATCGAAGAAGTTGAGATCACAAGCTGGTTGCCGTTGTCTCTGGTCTCTTCATGCCAGTTGAAACGCAACCCGGTTCCGGGCGAACCGAACGAAATCACACTCGCCTGTGCGCCAAGGAACAGTGCGCGAGCCGCAGGCTCTGCACCACCGGCACCAGCATCCGTGAACCGAATTACGCCCTTATGCGAGTGGAGAACCACAGAATTGTGCATGCCTAAACCACCCTTAAAAATCGGTGACGACCGACCTTCGGCAGTTGCAGCAGCCTTCTGGATTTCCAGCCAGTTCGATGCGCCGGTCGCGGTGCGCAGGTCATACGCCTGCCATGGCGACATCAGAAGAACGAAGTGTTCCTCGCCGTCGATCATGACTGGCTGGATCTGCGGAGTGCCCTGCGTGCCACCGCCCATCATGACCGCCTTGGTAACAGCACGATCAATCTCGGTCGTGGTTATCTGGTCATCATCGGAAATGGTGTTGAACGAACTTGCGTCGCCGCCGTACATGACATGCTCGGCGTCGGGGGCTTGGATCGTGTTGTTCGCAAACCCGGTGTAGGACGTTGGGAAGATGTACTCGGTGTTCGCACCGCGTGTGCCTGAGATGTAGATGAAAAGCAATTCATCGAACACCCGGCCCCACCATTCCGATTGTCTGGCGCGAGCCACGCGACGCAGATCATGGATCGTGCGCTTGCGGGTCATGCGACCGCCGGAATTGACGCCGCCGCGCATCTGATCGATGTAGACAGCGTCGGTGTAGAACTTGAGATCTTCTTCCGTGCCTTCCTGCACATCGTCGCCCTCGATCGGCTGTTGACGAAGCTGCATAGAAAGATCAAAAGTTATTTGTTCGCCAGCGTCGTTTTCCAACTGGGGTAACATCTGGATCGGCATGCCCGATTCAGGTCCTACGCCCATGAATTTTTTGTTGAAATACGACACTCTGGCAGTGTCCACTGCAAGAAACGCGGAGAAGCGTTTTACAGCTTTGGGGTCGTTAAGACCAACGATCGTTCGTGACATGGTGACAAACCTCCAACTGTGGTCGGTGAGCCGTCACTCTTGCGACGAACCTGAAATTCGAGAGGATCATAACCCCTCGACCGGAAATATAACACCATCTGGTGGAAAAACCTCAACCGACACATCATCAGGTGCATCGATCGCCAGTCTGGCAAACTTGTGGCCTCGTTTGTAGATCAACTGAACCACGACTTTCCGCGTCTGGTCTTTGTCCATGATACGCAGCTTGTGGTTGGTCGCCAGATCGACCTCCAACCGCCCGCCGCGCTCGATATCACGGTACAACGACATCTAGTAGTTCCGAGAATCTAGGTACTTATCAACATCCGCCTTCGGCAGCTTCGCCAACGCTGCTTCCAAGTCCATGCCCTCCATCGAATCAAGGCTTGAGAACTCGTCCTTCGCCTCTTTCTCTTCACTCGAAGCAGGGATGTCCGCCAGTGTCTGCGGCGGTGCTGGCTGATTCTTGTCTTCGAGATCTGCTTTGACCGCCTCGGCGGTGGCGTCCTTCTTGTCGTCCACCTTGTCGTCCACCTTGGGTTTCTCGATCTGGAACGCTTCGGCGACTGACTTCGATGCTTCCTGCAGGAACCATCGATACGATCGCCCGGCGTTGTCATCCACTGCGTACAGTTCTTCGAGCGCCCCGCGCAGCGCGCCGTAGATGACCGGGTTCTGAAACTGCTGGTTCTCTTCCGCGAACCGTTCCACTTCCCACTGCCAATGCTGGTCAGCGATCAGATCATTGTTGCCCGCGACGAACTCGGCCTCGCGCTTGATCGCCGTGAGGTCCGCCATCTTATTACTCAGGACACGGTTTTCTTTCGCGTGCCCGGCGTATTCGATTTCTCCGTCTTCGAGTTTTTTGTCCAGTGCTTCGATAGCGGCGTCGGTGTCGGTGATCTGCTGTTCGTAATCTTCCGGCAATCCTCTGGCAGCCAACTGCGCTCGGAATGAATCAACCTGTAAGGGTGCGGGGAGATCGTCTTTTGCACCGGCATCATCTGCAGCCGCAGCTTCTTTCCCACCGTCACCACCGCCAGCGCCATCCGCTTCAGCTTTGTCGTTCCCGGCATCAGCATCGTCCTTGGCATCGCCCGCCTTGTCGTCGGCTTTAAGGTCGGAGGCAGTGCCTGCCTTTTCGTCGTCGGCTGTCTGGGGAAGAACTTCCTTCTCCGAATCAGCTTTGGCACTGCCCCCGTCTGACTTGTCGTCATCCGTGGCTGCCGCTGCAGATTCATCGTCGCCTGTTCCGTCCGCGTCGCTCTCTTCGAGCGCAGCGATTTCCTCTTCGGAAAGTCCCGCGTGGGACATATCTTGTTCTGTTATTGCCTTGGCCATAGCTATCACTCCTGCGACTGCTGATTATTGAAGAGGGCCACCACCGTTTATCGGTGGTATCGGTGGCGGCGTGTCAAGAGGTTCTAACGGTGTGGATGACCCGGACGTGTTCGGGTCAACTTCACCGCCCCCCTCTTTGAAACTTGCGAACAATTCATCCATAGCGGCAGCCAACTCTGGGTTGGCTGCGATCAATTCAGCGATCTCTGCGGCCTTGGCCATCGTCTCGGCTTCTGACCGGGACGAATCGCTGAATGTTTTCGCTGTTCGTGATTCCTTGGTGCCGATGTCGGCTTCCTGCGCACGCGTGTCTCGATCAGCCTGTTCGGCTTTCTGATCGGCAGCAACTTTACGCTGCTGTTCTGCGTCCGGTGAATCGGGATCGATCTGACCGTTCATTTCTCGGATGCGTCGGACCATCTCGTCTTTGCCCGGCAGATCCGACAGGTCAATGACCATGTCGAGTAATTGCAACTGAACCGCTGGGTCAAGCTGGCCCATCAGGTTCATCATGGACTCGAACATTGCGAGCCTGACGGTCTCGCGAAAGTCCTGCGTATCGACAATGAAATCAGCCATGCTTTTGGTGATGTCATTCTCAACCGACTTCGAGCCGTCGTCGGCCTGCATCGGCATGTTGATGTTCTCGAAAACTTCTGCGCCTCTTTCGTCCGTGATACGGATGACCTTCGGCTCAGAGTAATACTGTTCGATCAGGGCGAGTTTCTTTTCGCCGTGAATCTGGATTGCAAAACGAAGGTTATCGAACAGATCTGCGGTAACGACCGAGCCTTGCGTCTGTCGCAGGCTGATGGCGCTACCTGAGATCGCGTTCGTGACTTCCCCTCGGTTTTCCTCGGTCACACCAGATGAGCCTTCGAGGAACTGCATGTCCTGAACCATCAGGTTCACATGCTCGCGGGCCAGCGTCGTGTCGGAATTGATCTCCAGTTCCGAGCCACGGTTTTTCTTGATGATGCCGTCCGGGCGAGCGACCTGTTCTTCCAGTTCGTCCCAGTCTTCGACTGCGTCGTTGTCAGCGATCACCTGTTTCG